CACCTCCTGCCATTACACGATTAATTATTTCATTTCTTGTTTTTTCAAAGTCCTCACCGGATTTAAATACGATTACATCTGTTTCTTTTGGTTTTTTATTTACTAACACATCAGCCAACATTGTCGGTCTATTAATTCCCTTTCGCCCATCTTCTGACCGCATCCAAGCCAACACACTTAATCTGTCTGCAATTCCAGCCAAAATTAAGGTGTCTATTGGTGTTTTTTGGTCATTAAGCTTCATTTTTATCCTCGAGTTCTCTCTTAGCCCAACAGCAAAAACAGCCACACGCAGAGGCGGTAGCTGTTTGTAGTCGTATATGTGATATGTCTCTGCAAGGTCGCAAATTAAAGCTTCCTCGTCTCTTGCAATCATCCCAGCGAGGACTAGGAGTTTTTTGTTTCTTTTTGGCTTTGGAATATGTCCATTATTTCGTTGGTCAACTTCTCTGTTGAGACTAATCCCTCTTCGTCTCTTAGGTGTTCCTTAAGCTTACTTGCCTGTTCTTTACCAAGAAGTAGGTTGACAGTTGCAGGTAATAATAGCGGATTTTCGTCAACCTCATTCAGGGCTTCAATAAGTTCATAGTTTTCAAGCCTTGCCTTTGATATTTCATACTCAAAGCCCGATTTAGTTTTTCCTTTAATCATAAATCATTACCTCCCCTTATGGTAAAGGCGTTGGCTTCTGAATATACTCATAGTGAGTATTTTCGTCAGTATCTGGCATCGCTTCTAGTGTTGTTTCATAGCCTACTGCATCGGCATCTGCATAACTGATCTCGCCAATCTCGGAAACTTTTCCATTTGGAATTACAATCCTTTTTAGGACCCCAGCTTTTAATATCATGTCGATAACAAGGCAATGCTCTTCCAACTCTTTGCTGTTTGCCTTAATTTCGATACCCGTGTCTAAAGTTCCTGTTACATTTTCTTGACCGTATACCTCTCTCAATACATCGACATTTGTCGCCTCAATTAAGGTATATGTAAAAGTATCTGCTTTGTCAGTTTGAACAACAGCTACTGTGTCACCGCCCCATGCTTTTATTTTTTCACTTTCCGGGGAGTTTGCGTTGGTCAAACCGTCCTCTGAAATATATCCCAAGCTTTTAAATGCTACATCTAGCGCAGTAGTTGCATCTACCGGCAATGTTGTGCCTAAAGGAGCCGAATATATCGCTCCGCCTACCTTGGGTTTTGCGGTTGAGACGTTTGCTACATTACTCATTTTTCTTCCTCCTAATAATATTTAATATCGAATACCGCTTGATAACGATATTCTTTGGTTGTTGTATCTGTAAAATTATAATCACTGTTGAGGCTTACCCCTCGGATTTCGTTGAGCTCAATCAAGCTCTTCACTGCCTCTTTTACTTTTTTGTTTAACACTATCGCTTCGTAAAGGCTCTTGCCGTAACTTTGGAATGCGAATGTGGCTGACGGTAGATGATTGGTTTCCCTGCCACCCGTCTTTTCAAATACGACATAGTTGCCAAGGCTCGTGCTGGGCTTTTCAGTAAACACCGGTTCATCAAGTTTTAAATCAAGATGGTTTTTAATTATTATCTCAATCATCAATTCACCGCCTTTAATAACGTGTTATTCTTTAGGTTGTCTGATTTCGCCTGATATGTAGTCGCGCTTACCATTGCATTTGCCCTATTTTTACCTACGTGCATATCTTGCTCGTAACCATTACCGCATCTATCTCTTATATTTGTTGCATACCCTTTTAAAACCTCTTGTATTTCTTCAGACTTCATCAATTCGGAGACACCTTTGTGGTTGAGTTTAAATTGCATCTTACTCATAACGTTCCACCATCACTTTTTTGTTCCAGTCAAGCGGTATCATTTCCTCTATACCTTCTAATTCAGCGCCAAACACTCGCCAACGTTTATTAAAAAACCTAACCTCTTGATTTTCCCAAGTGTTCGTATCCCCCTTAGGAATTGCTAGAGTGTATACAGCTTTCTTGCCCGTAAGTGTTAATTGATTTACAATATCATCTGTAGAAGTTGGACTAACAAGCACATTGCCAACTTCAATTTCTGCATCTTCGTAAATGGGTGTTCCTAATGGGTCTTTACCGGCCTCGATTTTATTTATAAGGGTAACTGTGATTCCTTTAATTCTAGCCATAAAAATCAATCACCCCATATCTTTGTTTGCGCAATCCTAATCTTGCAAGCTCCGATTTTTTAATAAACAATCCACCACCAGGGACTAAAAAAGAGCCTTGAAACGAATAACCTAATGCGCTTTCGGACATTTGTGTCATTGGCTCTTGATCTGTAGAAGTCATTAAAGTTCTGGCTACTATATCTACAGTTACCGATTTAGCTACATTTGCAAATGGCAGATTTTCAGTCGGGTTGTCTTCCGTCACTTCCACCATCGCATCTAAATCCTTGCCTACTTTTTTAGCTTCTACCCTTAATGAGTCAGAGACTACTTCAAGCAGTTTTTCGGCCCTGTTAATTTCTTCGTTGGTTAAAGGTCTCCATAGATCTGCTATATCTTGTACCGTTGCGAAAGGTTTCATTCAATCACTTCCCTTTTAACATAAGGTCGTATAGTTCTTGCTTATTTGCTCTTGGGTTATATTTAATCCCAAACGCATCAAGCTCTTGCTTGATTTCTTTTATCGTTATTCCGTCAAAACCTTCTTTTTGTTCAGGCTCTTTTTTGATTTCCTCAGCCTTATTAACTTCCTCGGGTTGGGTTTCAACTTTAACTTCGCGAACTTCCTTTATTTCTTCGTCAGCTTTAATCCAGTCTCCACCTTTAATTACACAGGAGCTATCAATGATAGCTCCTGTTTTAGTATTTTTATATCTCATTTATACCTCCTACGCGCCTGGTATTACCCTTGCGAAGCTGCTTCCGTCCATAATTCCCCAACCTAAGTAAGTTTCAGAACGCAGGTAAACTTGATTATAACCTTTAAGGTCTTTACCACTGTTGTCCGGATCACCATACTTGATTACTTCGAATGGAATTTGCTTTGCATATCCCCATTTGAACATTTCCGCAAAGTCACCCAAAATTGCATGGTCTACAGAACCGGCTGATACCGTTGCGTTAATGTCAGCTTTTAATCCATAAAGAGAACCAGGGTTTGCTCCCCATGCTAACTCTGGGAACTGCTTAACTCCATTAACTTTCATTTGTGCTAATGCGGCAGAGAAAGTTGGTGACATGGCCATGCCGCTAATAGTTCCGCCGGAACCTTGCACTAATGCAACCGCCGCTTCAATGTTTGCGTCCGGGTCTGCCTCGGTATAAGTTACAGTTTGAGATACTATGCTATCGAAATGATTGGTACCAATAACTGCAGATGCTAATCCTGTACGTGGATTAACTCCATGCATTGCCATAAGGTCTAGGCCTTTTGCTAGCTTCTTTGCATACCCATCATTGAAAGCCTTGATAATATTAATCTTCTCTTCCTCTGATGTGTAAAGGAATTCATCTGAAACTCGAGCACCATATTCTACTTTAATAGGAATAATGGTAATTGGATCAATTGAAATTCCTCCGTGAGATTTTGCACCACTCTCGGCAACTACATCAATCTCTGAATCCATTGTAAATGTAAATTCCTTTTGACCATTGAATGGTATTGGATTTTGCTGGGATAGAGTAACTAATGAACTCTTGCCCTGCACTTTGTTAATTAAGTCTGATACTAACTCCGGATCAAAATAACTTCCTCTTTCTAATACTGCCATAATTTTATTCTCCTTCTAAATTTAAATTTTCTAATAGTGATTTATAAGCACCATCTTTGTCATCAACAGTTGGTTCTACATCTTTTAATGGTGCTATAAGCTCTTTATGTCCTACTAATTCTGCCAACTTTTTAGCATCTGCTGTAATGCTTTCTTCGTCTTCGCCAACAAGTCTACCTGCTAAATCAAAAGGTATTCCATACTGTAATGCAATTCTCGTTTTCATATTTGCTGTTTCATAGCCAGTAACTTTTGCATTTAAATCGGATATATCTTTGTCGTATTTTTCAGCCTTCTTATTAGATTCTGCTATAGCTTTTTTCAACGTGCCTGCTTCTGTTTCTAACGTTTGGTTTCTGGTTTTAACTTCTTCATAGTCTGCATACTTTTTTTCTATAGACTCTCTCTCTCTTTTAAGTCTTTCCTGTATTGCTTTGTCAAAATCCTCCTGTGTTGTTATTGCTTTAAATTCTTCACCCATTTTGTATCTTCCTTTCTCCCGCTTTCCCGGTGGTATCGGTAATTTATTGTATTAAAAAAGCTACCCAAGTCGCCTAATACCTTATTTTTTGTTTCTTCTTTGGCTTAAATTCACTGCAAGCCCAATGTGCTAATAAAGCACTGTCCATAAGACTAATGTCCATATCTTCAAATTGCGATTTATACCCAAATCCACCATTGGAGCCTATATTTCTTTTGTCGCAGTTGGTAACTACTTGTGTTAGAGATGGTTGGTCGTTATGACAGATAGATTGTTGATAGATGCCTTGCTCCCATAGGGAATTTGCGTTAATAATTTCTTTAACTGTTGGTAGTGTTGGCTCTTTTAATCCAACGTCTTTCATTTCTTTTGCTAACAAGTTCTGCCCACTCGCACCATCTACAGCCACACTTGCTACATCTGCATTTTTCAAAAAATTCACAATCCAGTTGTTGCCACTCCTAACCGATTGGCAGTCTATAGCTTCAACAAATATTTTGCCTGATAAAGTTCTAACCGCAATAGACATTGAAACGTTAGCCCCATCATTGCCATATTTTATTCCAACATACAAAGGTCCTTTTAAAACCGGCATGACATTAACCTTTAATTCTCTCCATTCGTTTTCGCTGATTGCTGACTTTTGGTTATACTTAATCCACAATCCTAAACGCTGGATCATAAAGTCGTTTTTATCTTCCCCAATTTCATCTTGAATTGAACGCTCTGTGAAGATTGTGCCTAGCGAAGGGTTGCATAGATACCAAAGCTCTTTATTTCTAATATCCTTTACTTCATCTTCAATTCCCCACTCCGCCCAACCCGCGTTTTCAACCTTACCGCTCAAAGCGCTATTTCTAAAGTCTACAAATACTGTCCCAGCTGATAATGGTGTCGGTGGTGTTCCACAAAATATTGTTTGTGGGTTTTGGGAATCGGTGACTACATACTTTAAGGCTGACTCTTGATCTGACGTGTATTCTTGGGCTTCATCTATGACAAGCAAATCAAAGCCTTCACCTAAACCACCTGTAGAAGTTCGCGTTCTAAATTCAACTCTTCCGCCTGTATCAGGAAGATCAATCCTTTCTCTGCCGGTTGCTTTTAGGGATTCGTATCCTATGCCGGCCTTATC